TCGGCCACGGCCTCGCCCTTGGCCATCTTGGCCAGGCGCTCGTCGTTGGTCTGCTTGAACTGCTCCCAGGCGGTGCCTTGGGCCTCGACCAGTTGCTTGATTTCGGAGAGGTCCGACATGGTGTTCCTTTCGGTGCTGGCTCGTCAGGCGAGCGCTTTGTTGCGGTTGCGGATGGACTCCGCCAGTTGCTGCAGCTCGGCCGATCCGTGCTCCGCCGCGTCTCGCAGGCGTAGCGCGGCCTTGAAGCCGTGGCTGATGGCGATCTGCGCTTCCTTTCGGCTGAGCCCCGCGTCTCGCATGAGCCAGGCCTCCAGGTCGCGCTCGTTGTCCAGCGACTTGACCGCGCTGATGCGGGCCTTGCCGTTGGCGGGAAAGGTGACAAGGCTGACCTCCAGGAGGTCGACCTTCTTGAGCGTGCGGCGCGGCTCCTCGGGCTTGCTGCGCTGCGCCCACTCCTTCGCGATGTAGCCGATGGAAAGGCCGCTGATGGCGGGCCGCGGATCCATCTTCAGCAGCGCGTAGGCCTCGCGGCCGCGCGCCGTGTCAGCCAGCTTGCCGGACACCTTCAGCCCGACGCCGTCTTCGGCGAGGCTGGTCCAGATGCCGATGGGCGTCATGTCTTCGGCACCCATGCCCCAGCCGCCATGCTGCAGCAGCATGGCCGGCCAGACTTGGGACTTGGCCGCGGCCGCCAGCGACTCGGCGAATGCGCCGGGCTGGATCACGTCGCCATAGCTGTCGACGTTGCCGAAAACGGCGCCGTAGCCCTCAAAGGTCATGTCGTTGGATTCCGACGGCGCGAGCTTGAGCTCGCGCAGACCGAAGCTCGCGCGTTCGATGGCCATACCAGGCCCTCCTTGGTTCAGGCTGCCGGCGGTGCCGGCGCCACGTTCGTCGCGACAGGCAGCCGCGCTGCGTCGCCGCCCATCGGGTTCATTTCCAGCAGCTCGCGGACCTCGTCCTGAGTCATCCAGGCCGGCGAGCCGCCGCTGCCCAGGGCCTTTGCGAAGTAGTCGCCCTGGTCCTTGATCGCGCCGCGCAGCAGGCCGGCTGGCACGAACTTGGCGTAGTAGCCGTCCTGCACCTGCTTCTTGCCCAGAAGGTGCGCGTCGATCGACTGCTCGATGCGCTGATACCAGGGCGACAGCGTGTGCACGACGTGCGCGATGAACTGCTGCTCGCTGCTGGCGTAGGTCTGCGACTTGTCGGCGTGGCCGACCATGATCGGCATGACGCCCATCGCGCGGCAGACCTCCTCGACCTGGAAGCGCCTGGTCTCAAGGTGCTGGGCGTCCACTCCGGTCATCGTCGAGGCCAGCCACTTGGCGGCGCGGTCGACGATCATCGGCAGGCCGGCGTTCTCTCCGGCGTAGTTCTTCATCAGGTGCGTGCGCAGCGCATCGTACTGGGCCGCGCTGAGGTTGCCGTCGACCGAGTAGGTGCCTGACGTGCGCAGCCCGTTCTTGTGCAGCGCGGACTGAGAGTCCTCGGTGGCGATGGACAGACCGATGGCGTCGCGCGCCAGCACCAGAGGCTCCAGGCCGTCCCAGCCGTTCCAGCCAAGGCCGCGGACGTGCCAGACCTGATCCTGCTCGTACTCCTGGCTCATGCCTTCGCCGACGGTCACGAAGTAGCGCAGTCGTCCGTCGCGCTCGCGTTGGATGCGCACGCGCTGCGGCTCCACCGGCAGAAGCTCCAGGATCTCGCCGCGAAAGACGTTCTTGACCGCGATGTGTCGACCGCATAGCACCAGGTGCAGCGCCATCGTCTCGCGATACTCGTAGCTCGTCTGCCACTCGTTCGGCTGGTTGTGCAGCAGCCAGTAGAGGGGGTGCTCACGCGCGGCGCGCTTATTTCCGGCCTCGTCCTGCATCACCTTCAGAGGCACCTGCGCAATGCCGCGGGCAATGACGCCGGCGCACGCCAGCACGGTGCTGACCTTCAGCGCCGTCTCCCAGGTGACGACCTTTCCGGACTTCGACCGACGGCCGGTGATCATCCGCTCGTAGACGTCCAGCGCGTCGATGATGTCCACGGTCGTGGCCTTGCGGCCCCAAGCCGGGATCAGGTCGCGCAGCTTCAAGCCGCGGTCTCCCAGAAACTGCGCCCGGCGGCGACCGGGCTCAGCGCCATGACCTCGACGGCGCTGAACAGCGACATCAGCGGGTCGATCTTGGCGCTCCCGCTCGCTTGCTTGGTGATCAGCACGGCATTCCCCTTCAGTTCGACCTTCGCGTTCCCGACGCACCAGTTCATCAGCGGCTGCCGCGCGTGGCGCAGCGCTTCGCTGGACAGGTAGAGCTCGGTCGACTTGATGGCGGTCGTGAGCCGCCAGCCCTGAGACACGCCGACGATCTGCTCGTCGGGGTAGCCGGCCGCGTTCAGCGCGTCCAGCGTCTGCTTGATGCACGCGGCGTCGACCCCGATCGCGCGCTTCTTGCCGTCGTGCAGCGACCCCAGCAGGCCCGCGTCGTCGGCCCGCTTGACCAGCGCCACGACCGCGGCGCAAGCCTCCTCGATCTTCTGGACGATGGTCAGGTCGCCGTCCTTCTGGAAGTCCAGCAGCCGCGGCGCGATGTCCTTGCGGCGCTCGAGCACGATCGGCAGGCAGTAGGCGTGCGACCAGGACAGCAGGTCGCCGGTTTCCTTCTCGCGGCCCAGCACGGTCGCGCCGTACAGGTCGTCATTCCCGCCGCCGTCGACCGCCACCACCAGCACGCTGCAGCGCTGGAACAGGGCGTCCAGGCTGATCTGCCCGTCGGCTTGGCGCTCCCAGAAGTCGGCGCCCGACCAGCGGTCGGAGTGCAGCGCGAGGCCAATTTCGACGTTCAGGTGCTGCGAGGCCCAGGCCCGAAGCTCGGCTTCGCTGGTGTCCTTGGCGACCGCGTGTTCCTCGACCAGCCGGCTGATCTGGATGGAGCGGCCGGCGTTCGGCGTCACCATCGGCCAGGCGGCCGGATCGGTCCACGCTGTCTTGTCCTGCTGAATCTCGCGCGGGAACTCGTAGAGCACCGGCAGCATGGCGCCCTCGCGCTGTCCGTCGCGGATGTCGCGCGCCTTCTTCAGCTCGTCCAGGAACACGCCGGCCGGCGGCTCCTCGCTCTGCGTCGTGATGAAGGCCATGAAGGCTTCGGGATACGGCAGCATGCCGCCCCGCAGCTGGCGCAGCGCGCTTGAGGCCTTGCTCATCTTCGACACGACGTGCAGTTCGTCGATCAGCGCGGCCACCGGCTTCTGGCCGGTCAGCACGGCCGGGTCGAAGGTCATGATCTGCAGCTCGGCCTTCGTCTCGCGGTGCACGATCGTCTTCAGGTGCTCGCGCACGTGCAGTTTCTTCGACAGCACGTCATCCAGCGCGACGGCACCAGCCGCGGCGTCGAAGGCCAGCTGCGCAACGTCCTGCACCGGCGCAGTCATGATCAGGGTGGCGTGCGGCCGCTGGTTCAGCAGCAGCGCCGTCAGCATCAGCAGCGCGCCGTTGGTCGTCTTGCTGTTCTTCTTCGGCACCAGCAGGAACAGCTCGCGCACCGCGCGCTGCCGCGTCACCGGGTCCAGGCTGCCGAACAGCGCCCGTACGATCTCGCGGAACCAGTCGCCGCCGGCCTCGGCCATCGTCGGCGTGCCTGGAACGTCGGCCAGGCGCAGCTTGTTGAAGACGGCGACGGCCCGGTCGCCCTCGGCGCTTGCCGCCGCGAAGTCTCGGAACGGCGGCCGGCCAGCGCGCAGGCGGTCGACCCAGTCGGGGCAGGACAGGTCCAGGCTCACTGCACCGGGCCGGCCGGCGCCAGCAGGTTGTCCCAGTCCGTGCCGCGCGCCGCGGTCACGGCATCGGCTTGCGCCTGCGCCTTCTTGCCCAGCGGCTCGGCCTTCGGAGAGGCTGCGTCAGGCTGTGGCGCCGGCGGCACGGCAGGCGTGGCTTCGTGCTGCAGGTAGGCCCTGGCCGCGGAGCTGCTGCCGCGCTTGGCGGCGGCGTGCAACGCCTGCAGCACCTCCATGCGACGCGCCAGCGCGCCGGCGGAGAGCTCAGCTTGGAAGTACTTCTCGAGCGTCTCGCGGCTGATGCCGATCGCGGTTGCGATGTCGAGGTGACGCATGCCGCCACCGGCCGCAATGGACACCTGA